GCACGTCAGCCAAGGCTAAGTTGTCTATTGCAAACGGTCAAATTTCTGACGTTACTTTGCTAGGTTCTGTTGATCAAACAAGCGTTTTAACTGGCGGTTCTGGATATAACAAAAATCCAATAGCATACTTTAAAACAGCCGATGGCGACAATTCTGGTAAGGGTGCTAAAGGTATTGCACAAATTACAAACGGTGTTGTTACAGGTATAACTCTTGTAAACAGTGGTAACTCGTATCAAGATTTACCAGAAATTGTGATTGGTGATGAGTTCACTGCTTCAACATTAATATTAACAGACGACCAGTTCTTTAATGATGGTAAAGTATATACTGCACTTAACGATGGTATCACTGGAGAAACAGCACCAACACATACAGTCAATACTGTTAATGCTGGTTTCTTTCTAACAAACTTCCCATACACAATTGCTACTCTTGGTACAACTGATTGGAACCAAGTAGCTGGTACTGAGGATGTAGAGTATGAAGTTGGTGATCAGATCATTGCAGTTGGTGCAGGTTCAGGGACTGGTACAGCTACAACAACAGTTGTTCTAAATGGTCAAGTTAAATTTAGATACTCTGGTGTACAAGCAACTGCTCAAGTTGATTCTCTAAAGTATGGTGGCGAGGGATATATCCACTTCCCATCATATAGAATCCAAGGTGCAGGTGGTTACTCTGACGGTGCTTACGTTGGTACTGTTGACCGTCAATTCTTTATTGACGCTAAGGATACAATTTCAGCTGACGCTGCTTTGATCAACGTTACTCTTGGAGCTGTTGCAAGATACCCAGGATATTACAAAACAAACGATGGTTTCTTGGACGACTCAATGTTCATCCAAGACTCATACTATTATCAAGCGTTCGCTTATGTTCTAAAGATTGACGAACAGCTAGAATCTTATGCTTCTGTTGTCCGTACTATGCTTCACCCATCGGGTATGGCTATGTTCGGTGAGTACAGTATTAACAACAAGATTAATCTTAACGTTGCTATCACTTCGTTGGTCAAATCTCTTGGTATTTCGTTGTTCGATATTGTTGATGTTAATGATACATACAAGACAGACGCTCAAGGTAATGTCGTTACAGGGATGTACTACACATTCTCTAAAGACTTATCTACAACATACGAAGATATTCAAGACGCTATTACGTCTAAATTCTTCGTTAAGGGTGCTTCTGAAGAATTTGTACAATTGAACGAAGTTCAGTTCTACAAGACGTTCACTAAAGCGATTGGTTTTACTGGTCAGGCTGAAACCGTTTTCATGGTAGATCCTGCTAGTGGTATCACTAGAGTTTTCTCTAAGACTCTAGAGCACACTACTTCTCTACAAGAAACATATTTGAGAAAATATTTCTTTAAGACTAGCCAAGATTTCCAGACTGTAAGTGATTACCACCAATTGCTCTACACCCTAAATACCATTGATGATGGAATTTTTAATTGGGACACAGAATCGGGTTATGTTGTATTAAACCCATACGACGAAGGTTCTTACCAAGCCGAGCATTATTCAAACGAACGAAACGCTACGTTTTCAACATAAAGGAGTTCTCTATGACTGAACAAAAATACGAATCTTTAACATCTGTAAAAGGTATGGTTAAAGTAACAAAAACAAACGAGTTTGGACAAATCACTCAAGAATTTGAGGTTCCAAACTTAGTGGTTACATCTGGCAAGATTTACATTGCTGGTAAGATGATCGCTACCGACTCTAACGTTCCAGTTGCTATGTCACACATGGGTATTGGTACTGGTACTGCTTCTCCAGTTGCAGAAGACACTGGTTTGGGTACTCAAACTGGTCGTGTACTATTGAGCGGTTCTCTACAAGAAAATAACTCTATTACTTACACTGCTACATTCCCAGCAGGTACTGGTACTGGTGCTATTACTGAAGCTGGTATTTTCAACGCTTCTACTGGTGGTACTATGCTTTGCCGTACAGTGTTCCCAGTTGTTACTAAGCAAGCTGGTGATACTATCGCTGTTACTTGGAAAGTTACTGTAAGCTAATCTAATTTCTTTTTTGTTATGTTTCTATCAACAGGATACGGATTCAAATAAATGAGCGCACTAATTAAAAATATTCTTTATAAATCATTAGCAGAAGGTGTTTATAGAGACGTCGTAACACGCACATCTTCTTATTATTATTTCCTAGGAAAGACTCTTTCGTGGGAAGACGATAATGAACCACCAGCTCCTGTTGATAGTTACAAATATGAGAGAGAAACTCGTAACGAGATCATCACAATCAAAGAGATTAAACCTTCTGACGTTGCTTTCGTTATTCCACGAAAGAACTGGATCTCCGACGTTGTGTATGATATGTACGACGATCGCTACTCTGACGAGATTATTGGTATCAATATTATCTCTGGTGGTTCTGGTTATATCAACGTTGATGATATTTCCATTACAATTTCTGGTGGTAACGGTTCAGGGGCAACTGCTGTTGCGGTTGAAGCCTTTAGAGGTGGTATCTCTAAAGTTATTTTGACAAACCCAGGATCTGGTTATACATCAGAACCAACAATTAATGTTACTTCTGCTTCAGGTAATGGCGCTGTATTGAAAGCGTCTATGGGTATTGCTCCTTCTGGCGCTCAAAAGCTAGAAGACGCAAACTACTATGTTGTTACTGACGACTACAACGTTTATAAGTGTTTGGATAATAACAACAACGGAAGATCTACATACAAGCCAACTGGTACACAGCTAGAACCAATTAAATTGTTGGATGGTTATGTTTGGAAGTTTATGTACAACATTCCAATTAACCTTCGCAACAAGTTCTACACTGACGAATACATTCCTGTTGTTTCTGCTTTAACAAACTCATTCTATTCTAACGGTACAGTTGATAATATCTTTATTGCAAACAAAGGTAAGAACTATACATCAGCTGTGGTTTCTGTAACTGGTGACGGATACAGAGAGTCTGACCCAATTTATATTAACAGTGCACGAGTTGTAGCTGAAGGTTCTGGATACACTAATCCAGTGGTTGAATTCAGCCCACCTTTCCCAGCTGCTTCTTCATATATTTCTGGTGGTAGCGTTAACTTGGGTCAAGTTATTTTTAACTCGGTGTTTGACTACTACCAAGTTGTAACTCCTGGCGCAATGAGCAGCGTTGAACCAACTCATAGATTTGGTACAATCCAAAACGGTAATGCCGCATTGAAGTATGTTGGTACTAAACTAAAAGGCGACATTACAACTAGAAACGACAAGAACCTAGTTAGAATCGACTTAACAAACCCAGGAACTGGTTACACTTCAGCGCCGACTGTAACAATTACTGACCCAACTGGTATCAATGCTTCTGCTGTTGCAGTGATCCCAACATTAGGTTTGAAGATTACCAACGGTGGTACAGACGGCGTCAACATCGTATCAGGTGGCGCAGGTTATGTAACTCCAACAGCTGAAGTTGTTGGCGGTGGTGGTACTGGCGCTCTAGTGTTTATTACACAGTGGGATTCCAACGGTACAATTACTGAAGCTAAAGTATTGAGCCCAGGAACTGGTTATACAAGTGCACCTTCTATTGTAATTTCAGACCCGCAAGGTTCTGGTGCTGTGATTACAGCAGTTCTTCAAGGTGCAGCAATTTCTGAAATCCGTTTAACTAACGGTGGTGCTGGATATACTAACCCATCAGTTGCAATTACTGGTGGCGGTGGTGCAGCAGCTACTGCAGCGGCAGTAGTTGAGACTGGTGTCATTGATGACATCACATTGTATGGTGCTATCCGCGACGTTGTTATCCTTAACTCTGGTTCTGGTTACTTAGAGCCACCAGAAGTAGTTATCGGTACAGCTGTTGATACAGTTGAGTTAATTGATGGCGGTTCAGGTTACACTGTTGCTCCAACTATCATTCTACAAGGTGGCGGTGGTACTGGTGCAACTGCAGAAGCTACTGTTTCTGGCGGTGCTATTACTTCTATTTCTATTACGAACAGGGGTTCAGGTTATACTCAAGCTCCAACTGTTGTTATCAACGGTGACGGTACTGGTGGTAATGCGGTTTCTCATCTTGTTTCTGGTAGCTATGCACTAGTTAAGTCTAAACTATTTGCCGACAAAGTTATTTCAACTTACATTGTTAACTCTGGTCAAGATTACCTTGAAGTGCCTTCTGTGGTTTTTGGTAAATCATATGAACAAGAGTTGGAAGTATATACAAACCAACAATATTCTTATGGCAACAACTTGTACACAGTCGTACAGGCTGGCGTTTTCGGTTCTCTGGCACCAACGCACACAAACGGCACAGTGGTTACTAGTATTGAATGGCAACCAAACACAGAATTAGAATATAACGAAACTGTATACGCTTCTAATAGATTGTACAAAGTTATTGTTGCTGGTCTTTCTTCTGGTACTGCTCCAACGCACACTACTGGTATTGAGTTGAACGGCACTGCTGAACTAGAATACCTTGGTGTACCAGCTTCTCTCCGTCGCGATGGTGAGGTTGCAACTGGTTACGCTGTTTTGCGTTACGGTGCGGGTTACTCTGTAACACCTTCTGTTTCTATTGTTGACCCAACTGGTACTGGTTCTGAGATTAACTTCTTTACTTCTAAGTCTGAAGCAAAGATTTCAGCCATCACAGAAAATGGACAAATCGTATATCTTGTTATTGAAGATCCAGGCATCGGTTATACTAAAGCGTCGCTAACAGTATCTGGTGGTGGTGAAGGTGCTTCTTTGATTCCAGATCTTAGCTTGGGTGCGATTTCTTCACAACAAGCAAACAACGAAATTCTAACACCTTCTGGAACAATCGACGCTATCGCTATTGTGTCTGGTGGTTACTCATATGGTGTTGCTAACATCTCGATCGAAGGCGATGGAACTGGCGCAGCAGCTGAAGCTGTAATTGACCCAGTTACTAACTCTCTTGTTAAGATCAATATCACAAATCGTGGCGAAGGTTATTCTTACGCTATCGTAAAAGTTGTTGGTAATGGTCAAGGTGCTGAGTTGAGAGCTATCATTTCACCATATGGTGGTCATGGTAAAAATTCTCCAGAAGAGTTTTTTGCAAGATCTTTGATGTTCTATTCTAACATTTCAACTGACTTAAACCAAGGTGTTGTGGTTGGTAACGACTATCGTCAAGTTGGTATTGTTAAGAACCCTCGCGTGTTTGATGGTTTTGAGCGTTATCAAGGTGTACTTGGTTCAGCGT